GAAGCTGAGAAACAATCGCGGGTTGAGTTTATCAGCAATGTTGCGCCTTTCTTGCAGCAAATGATCCCGGCCGTACAGGCGATGCCGCAATTGGCCGAGCCGTTGGGTGAGATGCTGATGTTTGTGGTACGTGGATTTAAAGCAGGGCGTCAGTTAGAATCAAGTTTTGAAGAAAGTTTCAAGAAACTGCAGGAAGAGCGGGCGCAGCCGCCTTCACCACCGCCGCCCGATCCCATGATTGAGCTTAAAAAGCAGCAGGTTGAGGGCGATTTGCAGTTAAAAAGAGAAAAAATTCAAGGTGATCTAGCTTTGCAGCAAGAGAAGTTGAAATCAGATATTTTATTTAATCAAAAAAGAAACCTTATCGCTGAAGCTTTATCGGGATATCAACAGTGAGTTATAGAGATAATTTTAAACAAATTAAATGGTCAAACGACCATATTTACAAAGGTCGTTATTATTTTTGTCCCAGATATATTAACAAATCACTAGTCGTTATCAGGGACATCGAGCCATATAAAAATATGGTTGACGGCAAGTTGATTAAAAGCCGTCGTGAACATAGGGATTTTTTGAAGGCTTATGATTTAATCGAACTCGGGAATGATAAATTTCCTCAACGAAAGCCTGAGCCATTGCCAGATGTTCGAGTCACTATGAACGAAGTCTATGAGAAACTGCGTAACAGATAGGAATAATAAATGATTGAGAAGGAAACGTTGGAGCCCGAAGCTCCCAGCGAACCGCTTTCTATTGAAGAAAGCATAACTAAAGCTTATGAATCTGTGGTTGAGAAAGAGACAGCCCCAAAATCAGAAACTGATAAGCCGATTGAAGAGCCTGAAGAAAAGCCTGAGGCTGGAAAAGAAACGCTAGAAGCGGCGCCTGCCGAAGATGGGAAGGCCGCAACAGAAAATCCAGCTGACCCGGTAAAAGCCGAATATGCCCAGATTGAATCAGCACTAGCCCCAATGACCTCTATGCTGCAGCAAAACGGCGTTTCAAAAGCGGAATATGTCAAAAACCTAGTAGCTGCCGACCAATTGTTGCAGCGTGATCCGATGCGGGGATTGACTGAAATTGCCGCTTTATATGGTATAAATTTGGCTAATTTGTTGCAACCGAAAGACCAGCAGTCGCCCGATAAGCAAGAACCGCAAAAGAAATTAGACGAGAATTACCTTGACCCGGCTATTCAACCATTGGCATATAAGATTGAGAAGCTTGAGCGGGCGCAGCAAGAGGAAGCATTGCGTCGCCGGCAAATTGAGCAAGAAAAGCTAGTTGCCGAAGTAAACGATTTTGCTAGTAAACAAAAATATTGGTCAAAAATCGAACAACAAATTATTCCGTTGGTTTCCGCGTTAAAAAAATCAAATCCACGCGTTTCCAACCAAGAAATTCTGAAAGAAGCATACGAAATTGCTTGTTTTAGGAATCCTGAAGTTAAAGCACAATTGCAGCAAGAAGAGCGGGCAAAGCAAGTTCAGCAAACGAACGCTAAATCTCAGGCTGCAAAAAGGGCAGGGGCTAGTGTGACTGGAAGCCCGTCAGGAAAAGTTCAGTCATCCCTAGATGGGCGCTCCATCGAAGAAATCATGTCAAAACTTTATGACGAGTCCGTAACTGGTCGCGTCCAATAATTAGGAGTTAAAAATGGCTAGTCCAAATATTTCGGAAATAGTCACAACGACCATCCAAAATCGAAGTGGGGTTGTGGCTGATAACATGAGTAAAAACAATGCACTTTTATATCAGTTAAAGAAAAAAGGGCGCATTAAGAAGTTCTCAGGCGGGGACGTCATCTTGCAAGAGTTAATGTACGCTGAAAATACAAACACCCAGTGGTATAGTGGTTATGACGTTTTAAGCACGGTAGCACAAGACGTGTTAACATCAGCACAATTCAATATTAAACAGGCCTCGACCGCCGTTGTAATGTCCGGATTGGAACGGTTGCAAAACGCCAGTAAAGAGCGGATTATTGATTTAGCCGCCGCCCGCGTTCAAAACGCTGAGATGTCTATTCAAAACTTAATCGCCTTGGGTTTGTACAGTGATGGCACGGCGAATGGTGGAAAACAAATTGATGGATTAGCTGTTGCTGTTCCGGACGACCCAACTACCGGGACTTACGGCGGTATCAACCGAGCAACTTGGTCTTTTTGGCAAAGCAAAAAATACAGCGGCCTCACTGACGGCGGCGCGGCTGTATCGGCAACGAACATTCAACAATATTTGACCAGATTAATTTCGCTTATATCCTTGGGAACCCCTGAGGGAAAACCAGATTTGGCGATTGGGGATAACAATTATTATAACTTCTTACTTGAATCTATGATTCCCATCCAGCGGGTTACGAACGCAAGTATGGCAAACGCGGGCTTTGAAAATATAGAATTTCAAGGAATCCCAGTTGTTAGGGACGGTAATATTGGTGGCGGAGCCGGTACAAACCATATGTGGTTGTTAAACACCAACTACATTCACTATCGCCCTCACAGCGCACGCGAATTCGTGCCGGAAGATCAAATCAATTCTATCAACCAGGACGCAACCGTTCAATTCATCTTGTGGGCTGGGAACCTGACAATGTCAGGATCACGCTATCAAGGTGTGTTAATCGCTTAATCGAAGGAGATTTTTATTATGGCGAATTATACCCAAGTTGAACCACGTTTGGCGATGCAAGACATTCAAACGACAGATACGGTTCAAAATCACAAGCTTGGCACAATTATAAAGGCCGAGCATACCCCTGCTAGTGGGACATCTTATGGTATGGGCGAGTTTATTTATTTAAAAGGCGTTGCGAACACGGTTGTAGGATCGATGGTAGATTACGACCCGTACCTAGGCACAACAACTTTATCACCAGCTACCGGCGGTATTGGTCCTGTTGCCGTAGCGATGTCTGCCAATGTAGCTAACCAGTATGGTTGGTACTGTATTTTTGGCGTAGTCCCAGTAAAGGCTCCGAATGCTATGACGCCAGGTGCTAATGTTTACTCATTAGCGGCAACCCCTGGATCGGTTGATGACGCGCAGGTTGACGGTGAACAAATCTTGAATGCCAAGGTTACCACCACAACAGGCACCCCATCAACAGGTTTAGCTTTAATCAACATTAATCGTCCTTTCCATCAAGGGCAAATAGTTTAGGGAGTTTTAAAATATGGCCGATCTTTCAGGTCAGGGAAAAACAAAACTGATTGTTAAATTTTATGAGCGGGCAGTTCCTCAACCTTCTTTATCGATTCAAAATGGCAAGCCTGAATTTAAAACTGTTGTTTATTGTCAAATAATAACACCCGGCGCGTTAACAATTGTTGACAGGCCAATGTATCCTAATGAAGACGAATTAAAATATCCCGATGCCTGGGCTGCATTTAAAAACGGAAAACGTCAGGAAATGGACGGAACACCGCTTGATAAATGGGCTGGATCGCGGCTTGACATTTCTGATATCAAACAATTGGAAGCCGTGGGTTATTATACAGTCGAGAGCGTGGCGGGAATGCCGGATTTTGACATTGGAAAAGTTCGCGGCGGCCATGATTTGAAACGCCGGGCACAAATGTTTTTGGAAGCGGCAAAAGGCTCCGGTCAAACAGATAGATTAATGGCCGAAATTCAGCAGGCAAAAGAAGACAGCAAAGCAAAGGATGACGTTATTAAATCAATGTCTGAACGATTAGCTGTTTTAGAGGCTGCAAAAGAAAAATCATCAAAACCGCATCGCGCGGCTTAAGGAGTGAATTATTATGGCAACAACAAAAGCAGGCTTTGCTAGCGGCCTGGTATTCACGCCGCCATTGGTGGCGCAGTGGATGCCGCGCCCGGTTGTAGTTGATATAACACCAGCATCTGTTTCCGGAGCTGGCGTTGCAGAAGAAACCTACACAGTATCCGGCGCAACAACGAAAGATGCGGTATTTGTTTCACCGTCAGACATTACGGCCGGTGTTGGTGCCGCTTACGCCAGGGTTACCGCGGCTGATACGGTAGCTATTGGTTGGGTAAATGCAACAGCCGGGGCATTAACCCCAGCAGCCGGGGCGTACAAATTTATTCTAATTAAGGCCCAAGAATAGTGTCTTTATTGACAATTATTCAAAACGTCATGTTGGAAATTGGCTTGCCAAGACCGACAACCGCTTTTACTTCAGAAGACAAAAGCGTGCGTCAAATCATTGCCCTTGCCAATCGTGAGGGCAATGAACTTTATAGTTATAATGACTGGGCGGTTTTACAAAAAAGATCAACAATTACGTTGGTTGCAGGTCAGTCTGTTTATAATTTACCTTCCGATTTTGGCCGCATCATCAACCGCACCTTATGGGACACATCTAATAAATGGCAGGGTTTTGGTCCAATGTCTCCGCAAGAGTGGGAATTTGTTAAATCTGGGATTACTAATGTCACAATGCGCATTAGGTGGCGCATTTGGGGGATTGGGGGAAATACTTTGACAATCGAT